AGTTCTTGGACCATTCTTGGAACTGCCGCTGCTCGGCAGACAAGGCTTCGGCCGCTGCCTTCTTTGCTTCCTCGTTGCTCTTGACTCTGGCGTCAAGAATTTGCTGCTCAGCCGACGGGTTGCGAATGTCTTGGACTTCCTGATTCTGTTCCTTGAGAAGCTCCAGCTTTTTTCGTTCGTTGTCTAGGTCTGCCTTGGCCTTGTCCACGTCGCCTTGTGTCATTCCGAAATAGTTGCCAGCCTCGGCCGATGCCAGCTCCTGCTCCCGCATCTTGACGAAGTCCTGCTGAAACTGGATGTCACGCTTAATTTGTTCCTGCAGCGTCTTCAGTTCGTTGGCCTTCTGGTCGTCGTTGCCAGCCGCCTGGGCAATCTGCAGCCGCAGCTGAAACTGCTTGTCGAGCTTCTCTCGCACTTGCTGCTCGCCTTTGTTGGCTTCGTCCAGTGCGTCCTTCAGTGCCTGCTTCCAGCGTTCAGTCTCAAACACCCACTCGCCGATCATCTTGCCAATGTTGAAACTGGCCGCTGCCACCGCCGCAGCGATACCAGCTTTTGCGATCATCATCCCAGCGCCGCCTTTTTCACCGGCGTCACCCAGTTCTTTCATCTGGCCGGAAATGTTGCCGAACTCGCCAGAATAAGCCTGCAGTTCCGACAGTCCGAGGGACTCAAAGATTTTGCCGAACACGCCCGACAGTTTTTGCCCGGTGTCGGCCGTCTTTTTCATCTGGCCAGCAACGGCCGTGAACGCAGGCGATGCGTTGTCGACGCCGTCGAGAATGATTTCTACAGATTCAGCCATTACATCCGCCTGTAGGCTTCCGCTTCCGCCCGGTTTTGCTCCGACCGGAAGCACTCGTAAAACGACACAAACCACGCCGATTGATCCAGCACGCCGCCAGCCACCGGCGGCAGTCCCTGCTTCATCAGGTCCGCCATCCGAATAGCCCTGAGCAGGCCGCGATCAATCATTTCCTTCGGGCATCCGGTTAGTTCGACGTAACCTGTTTGCCCGCACTCGTCACACCCGGCTTCGTTGCAGCTGCTGCAGGCAATCGACACGCTGGCCAGTTCAGTTGGCCGGTCGTGGCATTTGCCCGCCGTGCAGCTGCCGCACAGCAGCCCCTGCCGGATCAGGGCTGCGACGCGGAGTTTTTTTCGTCGGCCTTGCTCGTGCTGCCGCCTGCCAGAACCTTGCGATATAGCTCGTAGGCTTCGGCAGTGGTGAACACGTCCAAGATCGCTTCGGGGCTGTAGGGAATCTCGACGCCCGTTGCCGGGTCTCGAAAATTCCGCCAGCCCGTGATGACTTCGGCCAGTCCCTGCTGCAGCTGTGCGAATAGCTCGCGGCTGCTTTGGCAGTTCTTTAGTCCGTCCAGCAGGTCGCCGAGGCGTTCCTGCCGTCGCATCGAAAGTGCGACCGTGTAAATCGTCGGCCGCTGGTCTTCTGGTTTGTCGATGTCCCAGTCGAGAACAATTGGAAATCGCTCGCCGGGTTCCAATGCTCGCCCCATTGGTTCCTCCTAGTTAAGTGTGTTTGATTACGGTGCAGAGAAAGTAAACGAAAGCTCGTCATTGCCAGCCGCTGCCGACTTGTTGCACTGGAACGTAATCTCATCGGTGACCACGCCGTTGCGGTCGCCGATGGCTACGTTGGTCCGCTGCAGTTTGGGTGCTGCAATGGCAAACTTGTCGGTTGCGTTTTCAAGGTCGAAAGCCAACGCTTCCTCGGTCATGCTGGTCCAGATGTCGTAGTTGTCCTTTGTGCCGTCCAGTTCCATTTCTGGGTTGATGGTTCCGGTCACGGATCGGTCGGTGATGATGGCGGCAGCGTAGCCGGTGCCGTCCGTGTTGGTTGCACACTCCCGCAGGACGACCGTGTTTCCGGCGTCGATGGTCATCGACTGGAAGCAAGGCGACCAGCTGCCGATGGTGAACGTGGCGTTGCCGACCCGCAGCGGCAGGGCCGCCGGGTAGGTTGGTGCCAGAAGCGAGACGGCCGAGTTGCCAGCGAAGACGCCGGTAAACGTCCAGTTGATGCTGGCGATCTTACCGGTCTCGAAGGTCATGCTGAACGTCCCAGCACAGCCACGCATCAGCAGGCGGTTGCCGTCGATGTAGGCTCCGATGGTCAGCGTCTTGACGTTGCTGCCTGGCGTTTCTGACTTCGGCGTGAACACGCCACCGGCCGCAGTCCAGCCGCAGGCAGGCAGAAAGGTCGACGCCCAGCCGGGAACAGTTCCCGAGCCAGTGCCGTAGACTTCGGTCCTGAATGTGCAGGTGCCGCCGTACAGTTCCGGCACGGCTGGCAGGCTTGAAAAACTGCCCTGACTTGGACGCGGCGTCATGGCAATTGTCGGCGTCATCGTCAGGTCAAAGACGTTGAACGCAGCATCGGCAGCGGCAAGGCTTTCGGCGCTTCCGCTGGTGACTTCAATCTTGGCAGCAAGGACGCTTTTTCGGCGAAGTAGTGGCATGGTTATTTTTTGCCTTTCTTGTTTGCTTCTTTTTCAATTAGGTTTCGTGCCTCAGTCATTACGCGAGCCGCAAATTTTCTTGCCAGATACGGACGCGTCGGCTCAAGCATTTTGTTGACCATGAACGTGCCCCACGGCGACACGCCAAACAGCGGCATGATCGGCAGTCGATTGCTTCCAACACGGCGAAACACTTGCCCGCCCAGTCTTGGAATGTTTGGGCCGAACGCTCCAGCGGCCAGCTTTTTCTTGCCTTTTCCGCTTTCGATTTTGTACGTCACGCCTTTTTTGGTTTGCGCTGCGCCAAAGTATTTCAGCGGGAAACGGCCGGTTGCCTGCAGTGTAATTTGCTGGCCGGTTTTGCCTCGCTGCTTGGTTGTCAAAACCTTGCGGTCCAGATCGCTTTTTTTGATGTTTGCCTTGCCGCGAATTTCGCTGCTGATAAATGTCACGCCTTGCTTGGCCACTCGCCGAGATGCCCGTGCAATTGCTTTCTCCAGCCCGCCCTTGATGTGCGAAAGCATCGCACCAAGTCGCTGCAGGTCGTCTTGTCTCAATTTCATTGTGACAGGCATCACGTCCTCACCGAGTATGGGTTGTTTTCCGAGACACGAAAAACAATCGTCAGCGTGAGCTTGAATCCGCTGGTTTCTTCGGTCGCAATGTTGTCCACCTGGCTGATGGTGGAATCAATCGCCAGCGTGTCCCAGTTGTGCCAGCTGGCCGCCGGTGTGCAGATGGCCTTGATGCAGTCTGCGGCGAACGTGTTCCGCAGGGCGTCAATCTTTGACGTGTTGCTTTCGGTCGGCATCAGCAGACCGGCAATCGTGAACTCGAGGTCGTAGGCCGTTCGTGGCGGGTTGCCCGGTGCGGAAAGCTCGTCGTTTCTGGTCAGCGGTCCCTGCGTCACAATCAGCTGATTGTTCTGCGGCCGAAAGCCGTCGTAACGAATCGGCCGAGCCACCTCGGAAACGGTTAGCTCGTAACCGCCAACAACGGTAATCAGCGCCAGCCTCGTGGCCAGCTTCTGAGCAATCTGTTCGCTGATTGGGGTTAGCACGGTTTCGCCTTATCCGTTGAGGGCCAGAACAATCACGCCTGCGTCGTCGCTGAGCTTGCGGGTTACCGTCATGCGGGTCGTTGCCGTGTCATCGACGCGGCGTTTAACGTCAACGCTGTCTTGGCCACGGTTGACCTCGTTGCTCAGCACGCCGCTGGTTGCGTGCCGCATGATGCGGATAACCATTTCAAACAGCATCGGGTTACCGGCTTGGTCGAAAATAGCCGGAGGGTTACGCTCCAGAATGGCGTCAATGGAGCGTGAACCCCCTCCGGCAAAATAATAGACGACCGGCTCCGCGAACTCGGCGAGTAGTTGCGGAAACGCGGCCGTCTGGAAACTCTGATCAAACCGACTCGCCACGGTTGCTGGCTCCAATCACTAGGTGGTGATGTTGCTCAGCAAGTGGCCAGCCTGTGCGTACAGCACAACTTCGTCCACGTCGTGACGGACGCGGATGATGTTGCCTCGGACGATTTCGTCCCGGTAGCTTTCGACAGTGCCGCCAGGGCTGCTGCCGTCTTCCGACCAGTGGAACATCCGGCCGATGCAAGGCTCGGCCATGTCGGCCGAGGTTGCGACGCGGCAGACCATTGCGTACTCGTCCGACCAGATTTGCGAGGCCGCAAACGTTTGGCCTTCCTTGGCGCTGTTTCGGCTGGCTCCGGCCACGATGACGAAGTCGAGACCAAACACCGATGCCAGTTGTGCGGCAGTGATGTCCGATTGCTTGGACGGGTCGCCAGCACCATTGGATTCAATGGCGTCGATGACTTGAGCAGAGCGTCGCAGGTTGCGGAAGACCTTCTGGTTGATGATCAAGGCGTTGGCCCACAGGCCGCTGCCGTCCCAAACCTTCTTGACCGCAGCGTCAACATCGGTGATCGGCACGGCGTTGACCGTGTCATCCCATTCGTGGGTGATGCCGGTGGTCAGGCTGGCACCGTTCCATGTCGTCGTGTTAAACACGGCGTCGGCGACCCGCTGCTCGGCGTTTCGCAGAACGGCGGAAAATGCTCGCAGGGTCGACACCTGCTCGGCGTCGAAGTACTCGCGGTACATCTTCGCTTGGCGGTCGTCAACTGGCTCTTCTGCACCGTGTTCTTCGCAGGCGAAGGTTGCAGTGCTGAAGGTGAAGTTGCCACGGCTGTAACCGCTGCCGGGTGATCGGTTGGTGGTCCGCTGCTGCAGCAATTGCTCGACAGGGATCACGCCGAAAACACCAGCTTGGCTGGCAACATCAATGACGGGGAAGACCTGCGAGGCGACGTAGCCGAGGCGGTCGCTTTCAAGGTCGAACTCCAAAAAGCTGGCCAAGTCTGGCCGCAGTGTGGTTAAAGCACTGGTGGGTGATGGCATGTGAAAGCTCCTTTTTCAGTTTTGGGTATTAGGCGTCGACGACGTAGCTGAGAAGCACGTCGATGTGAGTGGCGGTTGCGAGGTCGCTACCGTCCTTGATGATGGTGATCGCAGTGTTGGCATCGTTGGCAACGAACGACAGACCGCCAGCCAATGGCAGGCCGTTGGTCGCCGTTCCGATTCGCAGCAAGGTGTTCTGGGTCAAACCACCCACCTTGGCGTCCATCAGGGTTACGCCCGACGCTGATTGCGTTGCGCGAACCTGCACGCCGGTTGCCGTTGCGGCATTGCCGCCGATGGCAATCAGCGACAAGTCAACAAGCCGGTAACTGCGGCCGGGAATCGCTGGCAGCAAGGTCGAGCCAGCGTTGACGTTGGCCGTGGTTACTCGCGTTCGCAGGTGCTGCACGCCGCCAGTGTTACCGTCGACCAAGACTTCGATCACGTCGTTGTCTGCAGTGGCGGCTTCGAGTGCCGTGCCGTAGCGAACAGATCCGCTTGAGCCGACCTTGCCCGATGCGGCTAGGTAAACCGGGTCGCCGACAGTGATCGCGGCGTTGGCCACGCACTTGCGGGTTCCCATCGCGCTGTTCAGACGAACGCCGACTGGCTCGTTGGCGGCCGTTGAGGGGTCTTCCATCGTTCCGATGCCGTAGTCGTTCGCTCCTGCCAGCGCCAACGTGTTGCTGGATGTGAGGTACACTCGCAGGTGCTGACCGATTGCAGCCGAGGCGGTAAAGCCACGGACTGATGCTTCTACATATTGACTCATGTTTTCGCTCCTTGTGTTTGTTTACTTGTTGTTTGCTTCGGCGATGACCGCATCACGCAGGCCAGCGTGTTCGCGTGCCGCCTTGCGAGCAGCGTCGGCCTTCTTCAGTCCTTGT